ATGTCCGCAGGCGCTGCCCTTGCAGGTCCATACGTAAACGTCGAAACCAACGCTGGCTGGACTGGCGCTGACTACACTGGCGCAACCACCGACCTTCACGTCGGCTATGAAGGTGCTCTGGGTGAAGACGGTTCGTATTACGTCCAAGCAGGTGCTTCCATCGTCTCTCCTGACGGTGGCGATTCTGACACCGTTCCTTCTGGTAAGGCGGGTCTGGGTCTGGCTCTGACTGATGCACTCGGTGCATACGGTGAAGTCTCCTTCATCGGTTCTGGTGATAGCGATATCGACCGTGGTTATGGTGCTAAGCTGGGTCTGAAGTACAACTTCTGATCTCTTGACACTGTAGTATAATTAGAGGGTCCTAAGTGACCCTCTTTTTTTATGAGAGAATATTTTAAATCTATTTTGTTTAGTCCTGTGACTCACTTCAATGTGATGATCGTAGGATTCTTCCTCTTGGTGGGGTTACTTCATAACCATGCTCATCACTCCTTAGAGATTGACCCTGATGGGTTCGTGAGGAGATGGTGTAAGGAGAACCCAGAGGTGTGTGCCAGTTATGGATCCGACACATACTAGTTTGACAAATGTAAAGAAAACATATATAATGTAACAATACTTCACACAGGAGAGATCCGTGACTGTAACTACAAATGAGTATGGCCAGCAAAATCTGTTTGCTAGAGAGCCACAAATGTATGTTTCAAAAACTGACGCAGAACGTTATGGCTATGAGACCTATGCAGAACGTGCCGAAAAAATGAACGGTCGTTTTGCAATGATGGGTTTCGTTGCAGCAGTTGTATCCTATGCAACTTCTGGTAGTGTATTTTTCTTTGGAGCCTTCGGATTCTGATGATTGAACTTCTTACTTATTATGTAATTGCTGGTGCTCTTATTATCGGAGCTCCTGCAATTTTCTTCCTTATCGCCTTTATGCCTGCACTGCAGAATACTAAGGGTCGTATGGTAGGATACAAAGACCACAAGACCTATGGTAACTCATCAATCTATGAGAATACCCCAGGTGACAATACCAAGTTTTATCTCGAACTAGGAACTTGACAATGACCGCATCAATCTTTACAATATCTTCTATCGCCTTCTTTGTTCTGTTGGCGTATTCCGTAGAACAACTATCCGAAACTTATTAATCAATGAACTACAATATCACAATCCAGTCTCCTGACGGTGTTGAGACATCCTTCGAGTGTGCTGATGACCAGTACATCCTTGAAGCCGCTGAAGAAGCAGGTGTAGATCTTCCTTACTCCTGTAAGGCTGGTGCATGTTCTGCATGTGCTGGTAAGATCGTCAGTGGAACTGTTGACAATGAGGAACAATCCTTCCTGGATGATGAACAAATTGAAGAAGGATACATTCTGACCTGTGTTGCATATCCAACTAGTGATTGTGTGATTCTCTCCGAACAGGAAGAGAACCTTTGAAAAAGATCATTACCGATGATTTTTTTATTGGAAATCTAGGTGACGATTCTCTTCCAGCTCAAATCAGGAAATCATTCGAAGAAAACTCGACTCCTGAATGTGATATGGTCATGACTGACAAACGTTGGAATGATCAATACATTGAAGATAGAAAAGTTACCTTTTCCTACATGAGTGTTCATCAACCCAATTACATTACTCAGACTGTTGAATCAATTTTTCATAATGTCAATAGTCTGATTTGGAACTTTGAATTGACTGATTGGCAAACCCACATTCAATTCACAAGGTATGAGGGTAAAGGAGGTCACTATGGTTGGCACTCCGACCAAGATGATAAACTCATTCCAAAGGGTACAAGAAAACTAAGTTTAGTCTATTGTCTATCAAAAAAATCTGACTATACTGGTGGAGAGTTCCAAATTAAAACTGGAACTGGAAAAAATTACACCACCAAATTTGATGAGGGAGACTTCATTGTCTTCCCTTCACAGAAAATGCATAGGGTCAAACCTCTTAAGTCAGGTAAAAGATTTACAATGGTCTCTTGGTATAGATAAAATATTTTGAAGATTACGATGCCAGATCCAGACGCACTATGGAAAGATATCCAGAGACTCGATGATTTATACGAAGAGTTACTCTGGGATCCCGACGATGAATTACAATTCACCCACGATGGTGAAAAAATTATTATCACTAACAAAACACAAGAGGAAAAACAATGAACGAAAGAGCAGAACGCATCAATGGTTGGGCAGCAATGATCGGAGTGATCGCTGCGATGGGTAGTTACGCAACCACAGGTCAAATCATCCCAGGCGTATGGTGAGCGATATGTTACTCATAGCAACATCTCTCATAGGAGGGTTTATCTTTGCAGCCCTATTGAGTGAGGAAGTTGATGATGATGACAATGGACCAGACTCAGGTTTAATGCAACCAGTATATCAAGGGTCTCAATGAGGCCCCTTTTTTCTAAATAAAAATACTTGCCTGTGACCAATGCCCGAAGAAGTAAAGACTGAAGTTAAAAAAGAGGAAGTAAAGAAGAAAGGTCCTCTTGGAAAACTGAAGGAGAAAGCAGAAGACTCTGAGGAACAACTTGCTATCGTCTCTACTTTCGTAAGACTTGGTATTCTTATCTGGTCTGGTGGTATCTTAACATTAAACTATGTGACGATTCCTGGATTCCCACAAGGTAAGATCGATCCAACTTTTATCGCATCTGTCTTTACAGGCGTGCTGGCTACCTTCGGAGTTCAGACTGCTAAGAATAAGAATGGTGGTGCTAACGGTGGTGGAGCATCAGGTGGTATCAGTAAATCCGACATGGAGAAACTGATCGAAAGAGCAAGTCAAACTGCTCCTGCCCAGACAATCAGAATCGAACAGGCACCTCTTCAAATTGGAAATCAAGGACCTGCTAAGTCTGATGATTCTTACAAAATGTAATAAATAGTAATGTAGTAGGAATATAGTTTCCGATGTATCGGGAACCACATTTACAAAAGAAGTCTGATGAATGTGCAGGCCTCTGGAGGGTGTGGTTTTCTTTTTTTGAGAATAAGGATATAAGAGAATCAGAAGCGAGAAAGAAATGGTGTAATTGTGTAACAGAATTTGGTGACATGGTAAGTCAGGAAGTCAAGACAAATCCACGTTACAAGTCGATGAGAGGGTTATAGATAGTGTAGTTTACACAAATTAGTATGAAGTTCTTTTTCGCACTTCTTGCTACATTATTCTTCAGTGCCCCTGCGTGGGCAGTAGATGTACAGATGGGATATGAAGGAAACCTTGTATTCGAACCTTCAGAAGTTACCATCTCCGCTGGAGAATCGGTCCACTTTATCAACAACATGCTTCCTCCTCATAACGTGATCGTGGAGGATCATCCAGAGTTAGGTCATGAAGCCCTGGCAATGTTACCAGGTGAAGACTTTACAGTTGAATTCCCAGAGTCAGGTGACTATACTTACTGGTGTGGACCCCACAAGGGTGCAGGTATGATCGCAACAGTTCACGTCGAATGAACACAAACGACAAAAGAGAATTCTACAAGTCTTTAAGAGAACGCATCAAACAACTTAGGATGGAGCATCTCTTCGAAGAACCTTGTCCTCTTTACGAACCAGAGTGGGAAGAAGACTACTGTTGGGATTGTCGATTAACCTACGATCACGACGAAGATGACGAAACTTAATAGTTGGTTTTTAACTTTCACGGTCGGTATCATAGACTCCCTGTATAGAGGGAGACACTTCCAAAGGTTTTGGGTGCTTGAGGAAATAGCTCGAGCACCTTACTTTGCTTTCCTAAGTGTTCTACATTTAAGAGAGTCCTTAGGATTACGTGGTCCAGAACACATCTATCTTATGGAGGAACATTTTGCTCAAACACTTAACGAAACAGAACATCTGGAACACATGGAGAGTCGGGGCGGTAATTCTTATTGGGTGGATCGCTTTTTCGCCAGACACCTTGTACTTGTCTACTATTGGGTCAACGTGGTTTATTATTGGTTGGCTCCTCGGTCTGCTTACCACCTCTCCTACGAAATAGAATTACATGCTGCAGAAACATATGCAAAGTATCTTGCGTATGAAGATAGTAATGATCAAGATATAATTAGAATCTTGAATGATGAGATCACACACGCACAGGAATTAAAGGAAGCAATGGAGATGATCAAATGAGAGTAGGTCTAATTGGTCTCGGACGTATGGGTGAGGGTATGTCTCGCCGTATGAAGAAGAGTGAGATTGAAGTCTGGGGTTATCGTCGTAACTACGATAAGGCTCAAGAGGCTTTTGAAAAAGGTTATGTCGATGGAGTAACTGTTGACATTGCATCCCTTTGTACCACCGTGAAGGAAAGGGGACCTGGAATTTTTATGATGGTAGTACCAGCAGAAACAGTGGAGGATACTCTCAATGAGCTTTTACGCTATTGTGGCGAGGGCGATATTATTATTGATCACGGCAATTCTAATTTTAAGGATTCCCGCAGGAGAGCACTCCGCCTTGAGAAACTTGGCATCCAATATATTGACTGTGGCACTAGTGGTGGTGTGTACGGTTTGGAGCGTGGATATTGTCTTATGGTTGGGGGTTCAGATACTGCAGTATCCATTGCAGCTCCAATCTTTAGGGCACTCGCACCAGGTATCGGATCTGCCTCTCGCACTGACCCTATGAGTCGAGCCACATCAGCTGAGTATGGTTGGTTACACTGTGGTGGACCAGGTGCAGGACACTTTGTCAAAATGGTTCACAATGGTGTAGAATATGGAATCATGCAAGCGTACGCCGAAGGCTTTAATATCCTGCATGAAGCTGATCTTGGGTCGTTTTATGTTAAGGAGGGCGATGCTGAGGTGGCTCCGATGGAGAACCCTGAAGATTATCAGTATGATATTGACGTTGCTGAAGTCGCTGAGTTATGGCGTCGTGGTTCTGTTGTTGGGAGTTGGTTACTTGATCTTACCGCTGATGTACTACGGCGCGATCGAGAGCTTAGCAAGTTCGATGGTGGAGTATCAGACTCTGGTGAGGGTCGTTGGACTGTCCACGCTGCTGTGGATCTTGGCGTACCCGCTCCTGTTATCACTACGGCACTGTACGAACGATTCGGTTCAAGAAAACTTGGACGATTCGCAAACAGAGTCTTGAACGGAATGAGAGCAATGTTTGGGGGTCATGATGTTCGGTAATGCAATTGCGATCTTATGCATACCCTTTGTACTATCCACAATTTATTTCGGGATACGAAAGGGTGAGAATAACTACTACGAAACAGACAAGTACAATGGAAACGGAACCGCTCACTAGACGTATCGTCATTTTCGGTGCCACTGGTGATCTTTGTAAAAGAAAACTTATCCCTGCACTCTTTGAGTTATGGAAGAAACAACTCCTTCCTGAGAATATATTAATTGTTGGTGCATCTCGTAGAGAACACACCAAAGAGTCTTGGCTAGAACATCTTGGTAATTATCCAGAAGAGTTCTGTAATTGGTTAGACTTTGTATCATGTGATCTCGACAACCAAGAGAGTCTGAATCATCTTCATGATGAGAGCACAGACACTACTTATTTCTTATCCGTACCACCAGAACGCTATGAGAATGCTATCATCAATCTCAAAGAAGCAGGATTCCTTGACGACCCTGACCACTCCAGGGTGGTTATCGAAAAACCCTTTGGGTACGATCTTAAATCTGCTGATCATCTACAGTCTGTGGTTCAGCGACATCTACGCGAAAAACAAGTATATCGCATTGACCATTATCTTGGTAAAGATACTGTCAACAATATTCTTGCTACAAGGTTTGGCAATATACTTCTTGAACCACTTTGGAACAGGGAGTATATAGATGAAGTTCAAATCTTTGCAACTGAAACCATTGGTTGTGAGGGTCGGTCTCAATACTACGAAGGTGCTGGTGTAGTACGTGACATGTTACAGAATCACATGTTACAGGTTCTGGCATTGATTACGATGGAAGCACCATGTCGTATGAATGCAACTGAAATCCGTAGAGAGAAAACAAAGGTATTGTCGGCAACAAGACTTGGTGACAAATATGTTGCTGGTCAATATGAGGGATATAAAAGTGAAGAGGGTGTAGATCCTAAGAGTGTGACTCCAACCTTTGTTGCAGGTGACATCTATATCGACAACTGGAGATGGAAGGGTGTTCCTTTCTACTTCATGAGTGGTAAGAAGATGCCTTATCAATGTGTCGAGGTTGTTATCAAACTCAAGGCACCTCCTGTTGGATTGTTTGAAGGTGAGACACCAGGTCGTATTGTGATGAGACTACAACCTCATGCTCACCTTGATATTCAAATTGATGTGAAGTCCCCTGGTCTTGGTGAGAAGGTTGAACTTGCAACTCTGTCTCACAGGTATCCAGACTGGTTAGGTGTCGATGGTTACGAAAAACTTTTATACGATGCTCTAAATGGTGATCAATCACACTTCATTCATTCAGAAGAAGTATTAGAATCATGGAGAATTGTGGATGATCTACTTTGTACTGGTGACAAATGTAGAGTCAGAACTAACCCTTACATCTATCGCGAGGGTATCTGGGGACCATCCCACAAAGTAAACTTTATTACTAACTGGGATTATCCAGCATGAAAAACGAAAGCGAGAAGGAAAGAGAAAAACGAGAGAGAATAGAACAAGTCAGTAAACATCTTCATCCACATGATGATGAACCTGACCCTACTGCTCACATGGGAAATTACAACTTCCCACAAATGTTATTCGCTTTCTGTATCGGTTTTTGTACTATGTTTGTCTTGGCAGTAGATGAGATAAACGATTTTAAAGGTTGTCCTTTTCCCGAGTACTTCGATGAACCACGTTCAACTGTTCGTTAGATCTGTTATGCAAACCCCTTGGTGCCTTGGCGTCATGGGGTTTCTTTTAGTGTTTGTTCCTATCTTAGGTATGTGGGCAGTCCATAAATATGGTTGGGAACATTGGGAGCCCTTTGACAAATGAAACCCATGATACTAGTAGCTTGTTTCTTACCACTAGTAATAATCTGGGTGGTCATGAAATTAAGTCTGTGGATCTTTGCAGTCAACGACGAAAAGAACTATGTCAGAGCAGAATCCAGAAAACCCCATGGACCCTACGTGGCAAATCCATATGAGGACGTTGACGAAGAGGATGAAGAGTATGGAAATCTCACAGACTATCGATGACGCCCTCTACCAATACTATACGGTAGAAAGAAATCAAAAGGTACCTAACTGGAGGTACATCAAAGATCAAGATTGGTGGATTGAGTATCTTATCCATTTGGGTATTGACCCAAGAAATCCATGAACCTTGTTCTGAGACCACTGAGTGATATCAACGATGTCACTTGGAGTATTGTAATTTCCTTACTGATACTTCTTTTTGGAGTGGGATACTACATATATACAATTATGAATATAGCATTCAAGGAGTTGGACGATGAGCGATCTGACAAATAAAGACGCAGAACAGGATACAAAGATCGCTGTAATTGACAGCACTCTAGAGAATGCTATTCGTCGAATTGAGATGGTCCATAGTCGTATAGATAAGACTGAAGAACAAATTAAAGAACTTAAGCAACAAGTTACAGACAACAAGATTTGGATTCAGAGAGCATCTGCTGTCATTGGTGCAGCAGTAGCTCTTAT